CCGGATGTCCAACGCTCGTCGAGCGTGGCCGCTGTGACGTCCACCAGAAGCAACGGCAGCGTGCGTGGGATGATCGACGCGGTTCATCTGCGTCTCGCGGATATGACCACCACTGGCGCAAGGCACGTGCAGCCTTCCTCGCCGCTCACCCGCTCTGCGCAGAGTGCCAACGTCACGGTCGGATCGTGGCCGCAAGCTTGGTCGACCACATCATCCCTCACCGCGGCGACATGGTGCTCTTTTGGGATGAGACCAACTGGCAGTCCATGTGTGACGAAGCGCCGTGGCGATGCCACAGCGTTAAGCGGGCTGCCGAGTCCCACGACAACGCTACCCCCTGAAATCGGGTTTTCTTTCAGGGGGGTCTCCCAATTGACCGCTTGGCCACGATGATTTTTGTGCCTACGGGATCGAAAGTTTTTTCAATGCCGGGGAACCCGTAATCGTGCCGGGCCCGATTCCGAAGCCGGCAGGACTTAGGCAGCGCCAGAACAAGCACTCGACGCGCGCCATCCTGCCGACGGAAACAGCATCTGCGAGTGCCGAAGTGCCCGATCTGCCGCCACTTGGCAACCGCGGGAAGTGGCATGCAATGGTCCGGCAGTGGTGGGAGGCTGTCTGGCGCTCCCCGATGGCGAGCGAGTACCTGACGGCGGACAAGGAGGGGCTGTTCCTGCTCGCGCGCTTGCATCAGGACTTTTGGACGGCGGACGACAGCAAGGCGAGACAGCAGGCCGCGGCGGAGATCCGCCAACAGGGCGTCCGGTTCGGCCTCTCGCCGATCGACCGCCGCCGGCTACAGTGGGAAGTCGAGAAGGGCGAGCAGGCTGCAGAACGGGTCGAGACGCGGCGCAAGCGGAAAGAGATCGTGCCGGGTCGGGACCCGCGTGAGGTGCTCAAGGTCGTATGACCGTGCTGATGGTGCCGCCTCCCGACGCCGAGCCGTGGCCGACGTTGGGCGCCGACGTGTGCGCGTTCGTCGAGTCATCGTTGTGTCACGGGCCAGGCGACCTTCTGGGCCAACCCGTCCTCCTCAACGATGAGCAGCGCGGGTGGATCTTTCGGATGTACGAGGTCTATCCCGAATCCGTCCAGCGGCGGAAGCGCCAGGTCATCGTCAACGAGCCGAACGCGCAGGCCGGGAAACGTCGCTTTCAGCGCTGTGCGTTGTCGCTGCGGAAGGGCTCGAGCAAGACGGAATTCGCGGCCTGGATTGCCGCGGCGGAGCTCCACCCGGACGGGCCGGTGCGGTGTGCAGGGTTCACGACACGCCGCGGCGCGCGCGTTCCGCTGCCGCGTGCGGTGACGGACCCGTACATCCCGATGATCTCGTACACCGAGGAGCAGACTGAGGAATTGGCCTATGGCGCTCTTCGGCGCATCCTCGAGAAGTGCAGCATCGGGTCGGACTTCGATATTGGCCTAGAGCGGATCATGCGCCTGTCCGGTGACGGGAAGGCGGAGGCGGTCTCTGCCTCGCCGAACGCGCGCGACGGTGCGCGGACGACCTTCCAGCACGGCGACGAGACGCATCGCTTCACGCTCGACTCGCTCAAGCGGGCCTGGACGGTGATGTTGGCCAATCTGTCGAAGCGGCCGATCGCGGACCCGTGGGCGCTCGAGACGACCACGGCGCCCGAACCGGGGATGCAGTCGGTCGCCGAGTCGACGATGCTCCGCGCCCAGGAAATCGCCGATCTGCCAGAGGGCAAGAAGTCGCGGCTGTTTTTCTTTCACCGCGAAGCGTCAGCGCAACATGACCTTGAGACGGTCGACGGGCTGAAAACCGCCATCGTGGAGGCGTCGGGCCCCTACATCGCGAAGTGGTCGGCGATCGATTCCATAGCCGAGCAGTTTCGCGCCCCGGATGCAGACCGCGCCTATCTGGAACGAGTATGGCTCAACCGCCCCGTGCAAGCGTCGGGTCTCGCGTTCGACGTCGAACGGTGGCGCGAGTTGGCGCGGATGGACGTCTTCATCTCTGCCGGCGGCGCGATTACGCTCGGCTTCGACGGCTCGCGATACGATGACGCAACCGCGCTCATCGCGACCGCGATCGATTCCGGATTCCAGTGGCCGCTCGGAATCTGGATGCACGACGGGACGCCGACGTGGGAAGTCCCAGTGGAAGAAGTCGACGGGGCCGTGTCCGATGCGTTTGAGCGGTACAACGTGCTCCGAATGTATTGCGACCCGCCGAAGTGGGAGACCCGCGTTGCGGATTGGGCTGGTCGGTACGGGAAAACCCGCGCGATCGAGTGGTGGACCAATCGACGCCGGCAGATGGCCGACGCCGTTCGCTCGTTCGCGACCGCACTGCAGGCGGGGGAGATCACGAACAACGGCGATCCTGTCCTGACGTCGCACATCGCCAACGCGCGCCGACTCTATACGAATCTGGTTGATGAACAGGGCGTCAAGTTCTGGATCCTCCGAAAGGAGCGACCGGATAGTCCCAACAAGATCGACGCCGCGGTCGCCGCGGTCCTCTCATGGGAAGCGCGGAACGATGCCATTACGGCCGGCGAGGTGCCGCAGACCTCCGGTTCCTGGCTCGTGGGGTCGTTCTGATGGCGTCGACCGCTTTGACCGTGATTAAGGATCTTCCGCGCCGGATTACAGCGTTCGCTCGCAAGACGCTGACGATTCTGAGCGATCGGACAGGCTTTATACCGATTTCTGCCGTCCATGCGAGCGTCACGCGGATCGATACGAACCGCGGATTGCACGCGAACGTCGTCATGGCGCCGGTGATGTGGATGCAGCGCACGTTCACCGAAGCCGAGATGGTCGTTCAGCGCCGGAAGCAGGACGGCATTTGGGAACGCGTCCTCGACCATCCGCTCGAGGAACTGATCTGCCAGCCGAATGAGGCGTACGACGGCGACGCGCTCTGGAAGGCAACCGTCCTGTCGTACGCAATGGACGGCAATGCGTTTTGGTGGAAGGTCCGCAACGTGTTCGGCGAGGTGATCGAGCTGTGGTACATCCCGCACTGGATGATCCGGCCGATCTGGCCGCTCGATAACTCGGAATTCATCACCGCGTATCAGGTGACGATGGGGCTCCAGATGCCCTTCACACTCCTGCCGCGCGACGTCGTGCACTTCCGGTTCGGCATCGATCCTGAGTATCCGCGGCTCGGCCTCTCGCCACTCAAGTCGGTGATGCGCGAGATCGAAACGGACATGCAGGCCGCCGAGTTCTCGGAGACGGTGCTCGACAACATGGGCGTCCCGAGCCTCATCGTCAGTCCGAAGGACAACAGCTCGCCGATCACGCCCGAGCAGCTGAACGAGTTGCGGAACTATCTCATGACCGCGGCGAGCGGGCGAAATCGCGGCAACGGGATCGTGCTCGGCAAGGCGTCGGACATCACCCAGTTGGGCTTCGATCCCAACAAGATCATGCTCCCCAACCTTCGTGACATCTCCGAAGAGCGGGTTTGTGCGATCCTCGGAATCCCGGCCGCTGTCGTAGGATTCGGCGCCGGACTGCAGACGACGAAAGTCGGCGCGACCATGCGCGAGGTCGTCAAGCTCGCCTGGATTCAGTGCTTGATCCCGATGCAGAAAACGATGGCGCGGCAGGTCTCCATTCAACTGCTGCCCGATTTTGTCTCACAGACAAGACGGTTCCGCGCCCGCTTCGACATGACCGAGGCGTCGAGCTTCCAAGAGGAGTTCGACTTGCGCGTCTCGAGCATCTCGCGACTCGTCGAGAAAGGAATCCTTCGCGTCGACCGCGCCCAGCAGATGCTCGGGCTTGAGGTCGACGACACGCGTGAAGTGTACCTCGTGCCCACTGCCACGCCAGAAGTCGATCCGGCCGCCGATCCTGCAGTGACAACCGCGCCCACCGATCCGACGCAACTCCTGCCAAGCGACGCCGCGCTTCCGACCGATACGCTCTCTCCTGATGTGGTCAAGATGCTGCGGGGCATTCGGTCCCGCCTTCCCTCGCGGCTGCTCAACGGCAACCACTAACCGACCCACCCATGACCGATATAGCCCGCAAGTCATTCGGCTCCGACGGCGCCTTTGAGGCAAAGGGCATCGAAGGATTCGAGATCAAGGACGCCGACCGCGGCGAGGTCGTGGCGATCGTGAGCACCATGAACGTCGTCGACCGTGACGGCGATGTGGTGCTTCCCGGTGCCATCAAGGACGGCGCGCAGGTAAAACTGTCATCCTACGAGCACGACGTCATCACGGAAGGCAAGGCCCCGGTTGGTCGCGGTACGGTCACAATCGAAGGCGACCGAGCAGTGCTCAAGGCGCATTACTTCATGTCGACCGAGCGCGGTCGCGACGCATTCAACACGGTCAAAGAGATGGGGCCAGATACCGAGTGGTCTATCGGATTCTCGCGCCAGGTGAAAACGGCGCCAATGACGCCCGAGTGGAAATCGAAGGGCGCGAGCCGACTGATTGCCGGTCTCACGCTGCTCGAGTCCAGCCCCGTGTTCATGGGCGCGAACGGCCTGACCGGAACCGTGTCCGCCAAGGCGATGAACGATCCCGAGGACGCCAGCCCGCAAGAACAAGAGGGCACCGACAAGTACGGCGATGTCGCCTTTGCGGATCCGACCAACAAAAAGTACCCGATCGACACGGAAGAGCATATCCGCGCGGCCTGGAACTACATCAGCCAGCAGGCCAACGCCGACAAGTACACGGCGGCCGCAGTCGATACGATCAAGAACCGTATCGTGGCGGCCTGGAAGGACAAGATCGACAAGGCGGGCCCGCCGAGTGCGATGCCGGCAAAGTCGCAGATGGTGCGCGATCTGATTGTCGAGCTCAAGGAAGCGCGGGCGAAGGTCGCGGAACTCGAGGCCGAGAACGCCAATGCGGTCGCGAAAGAAATCTTCGATCGGTTCCGTCGGAACTTCAAGGCGTGATCGAACTCCGCTGTCATAGTTGTTCAATGTTTCTCGCGCAGACGGCGAGCCCGCTGATGCTGGTCGCGATGCTCAAGCCGCTCGGCGCAGGTCGATTGATTAGGTCGCACGACAATGAAGTGCGCAAGCGGTGTCGTCACTGCGGTTGGCTGAATGTGTTCCATCCTGACCGCGTAGTGATGGATCGTATATTCGAACTCAAGAATCACGTAGCAGTTGGAGGCACGTCCGCGACTGCGGAACGTCCCTCTCCGGGCCATTTGACGGCCGCCTCACTTAGCCCGGAGACGGATCATGTCAGACGAAGTAGCATCAAACGATCTCGCTGAAAAGCGGGAACAGTTCGCGGCCAAGCAGACCGAGATGGCGTCGGTCCTCAAGGTTGCCGGCGACGGTACGGACGTGTTCAACCTGTCGCGTGCGGCCGTTCTCAAGAAGCTCGGCGTGGCCGATTCCGCCGCGGCTGCGGACAAGATCCGCGAGATGGATGCCGAATTGCAGAGCCTCGGCGTCGAGCTGCGTAACGCGGAGATGAAGGCCGTCCGCGACCGCAACCGCCAGCGCGAAGAACTCCGCGGCGAGCCGGCGGACGACAGCTTCCGTCAGCCGACGGAAGTCTCGCGCAAGTCCTTCGGCGAGCTCTTCACGTCAACCAAGTCGTTCGTCGAGGGCATGCGGAATCGCGCGCCGTCGAACGCGACGATCGACATGAGCCTGAAGACCCTGTTCCAGACGACCGCCGGGTTCGCGCCCGAGTCGTTGCGAACGGGTCAGATCGTGCCGGCCGCTGTTCGTCCCCCGCAGTTGCTCGACTTCATCCCGGTCCGGCCGACCCAGTACGAGCTCGTGAAGTACATGGAGGAGACGACCGCGACGTTCAACGCGGCCGAAAAAGCGGAAGGCGTCGCCTATGGTGAATCCGTCTTCGCCTACACGGAGCAGGAGTCGCCGGTCCGCAAGATCACGATCAGCCTCCCGGTGACGGACGAGCAGTTGCAGGACGCACCCGAAGTCGCCGCCATTCTCGATACGCGACTGCGCTTCGGCATCATGCAGCGCCTCGATCAGCAGATCTTCAACGGCGACGGCTCGGCGCCGAACCTCGCCGGCATTCTCGATTACGTCAGCTCGGGCCACTCCAACGGCGATATTCAGACGTTGGCGCAGGCCGCGGGCGGCGTCGGTGACTCGATCTTCGATGCCGTGTTCTCCGCAATGATGGCGGTGCGCACGACCGGCCGCGCGAACCCGAACGTAATCGTCCTGCATCCGACCGATTGGGCGATCGTCCGCCTGACGCGCACGGATCTCGGCGAGTACGTGATGGGCAACCCCGGCCAAGTCGGCAGTCAGACGCTCTTCGGTCTGCCGGTCGCGCTGGTTGAAGCCGGAAGCGCCGGAACGGGCATCGTCGGCGACTTCGCGAACTTCTGCTACATCGCCGAGCGTCGGGGCATCGACGTGCAGGCGGGCTACTCCGGCACGCAGTTCGTCGAGGGCAAGAAGACGCTCCGCGCGGACCTCCGCGCTGCATTCGTCGTTCTTCGCCCCGCGGCGTTCTGCTCGATGACGTCGTTGGCCGCACCGGCCGCGTAATTCTGCCGATGCACGCTGAACGCTCTTCACGATCGGTGCGGTAATGGGTCACCTTCTCGTTACCGCGCCGGTCGTGGAGCTCATCGAACTCGAGGATGCGATCACGCATCTGCGGGGCGATGATGATTTGATAGAGCTACCCGAAGCGGATTTGATCGCGTCATGGATTCTCGCGGCGCGGTTGCACGTCGAGAGTCGCCTGTCGATCGCGCTGGTTGAACAGACGTGGCGGCTCACGATGGACGGCTTTCCGACTGGTCCGATCATCCTGCCGCGTCCCCCGCTCAAATCGGTGACGTCGGTGGTCTATATCGACTCGAACGGCGACGAGCAGGCGTTGGACTCGGCGGATTATGTCGTGGATTACGAGTCGCGTCCCGGTCGGATTGGGCCGGTGCAGGACACGAACTGGCCGGTGGCGGCTCGGCAGATCGCGAGCGTCAAGATCACGTACGTCGCTGGGTTGGATCAGGACGATGACGGGAACGCCGATCTTTTGGCCGATCTCCGGGCGGCAATGCTGCTGCTCGTGGGAGACTTCTATCGCAACCGCGAGGCGCAGGTTGGCGAATCGCTCAATACGAACCGCGCAGTCGATGCGCTACTGAATACGCACTATCGCTATTGGGACGGGAGCGGCACCTAGCCGCCTTCTCTTACACGGATTCCTCTCATGCCACTGTTTCGGGTCGCGCGACATACCGTCACGCTGACGGACGCACAGATCAAAGCTCTGCCAACGACGCCGGTCGAGACCGTGGCGACCCCCGGCGCCGGGAAGATTCTGTTGCCACTGAGCGTAACGTATCACGCGAACTTCGCTGCCGCGTACACCAATGTTGACCCCACGGCGGCTGTGCATGTCATCTTCGACGGCGGCAGCGTCCTTGAGTTCGGCCGCGGCCTCTTCTTGGCCCAGGCGGGACAGTGGGCGCACGGCAATGTCGGATACTTCCGGCGCGGCCAGTTAGACGGCCAGGCGAACGCGGCCCTGGCTTTCGCGCACGCAGGCCTGGATGACACGGCGCTGACGATCGCGATCGACAACAACAGCGCCGGTGTGCTGACCGGCGGCAACTCGGCTAACACTCTCACGGTGCAGACGCGGTACATCGTGCTCGACCTGCCGGGTGTGCTGCGGCTGGTGGGGAGCGATTGGGTTGTAGACGATGACCCGTCCGGCAGCGCGCCCGACGGTTACCTGACTTCAACCGATGGTGAGACGCTCATCATCGACACCACGGCCGAACGCGGCCTTCTTCTCGCCATCGCTGATGGCATCGCGGAGACCTACTACCCATGACGCAGATTGTCCTGCCCTCGCGGGCCACTGACCCCGTTGCGCTCTGCCTCGATATTGCCGATGGCTCAGCCGACGCGACGTATTACATGGTCGCTCCCTTTGCGGGCGACATCAGCAAGATCTACACGGTGATCGACGGCGCGGTCTCGACGGCCGACATCACCATCACGTCCAAGATCGGCGCGACCGGCATCACGAACGGCGTGGTGACGATCACGTCGTCTGCCTCTGCGGCGGGCGATGTTGATTCGGCGACGCCGAGCGCGGCAAAGACGGTCACGGCGGGCCAGGCGATCAACCTCGTGGTCGCCGGTGGTGGTTCCGGTGGGTCGCCGAAGATTCACGTCGTTGTGCTGCTCACGCGGTCGTAAGCAAGGGTCCGGGAAGACTCCATGCCGCTCGACGATCTAGTTCGCCGAAAACGGTTCCAAATGAGCCGCGGATCGGCCGCGGCATGGAGTGCGGCTAATCCGATTTTGCTTCGGGGAGAAGTCGGCGCCGAAGTCGATAGTTGTCAGATGAAGGTAGGCGATGGCGTTTCTGCGTGGAACGATTTGCCATACGTCTCAGTCGATGGTCAAGGAGGCGGTTCGGGTCCGGCAGGTCCGAAGGGAGATAAGGGCGACACGGGCGACACTGGTCCTGCCGGAGCTGATGGCGCCGCGGGTCCGCAAGGAGTTCAGGGTGCGAAGGGTGACACCGGGGATACGGGAGCCGCCGGTGCTGACGGCGCTACTGGTCCGCAGGGCATTCAGGGCACTCAGGGCGTGAAGGGAGACACGGGCGATACTGGTCCCGCGGGCGCCGACGCCCCGACGATCGCCACAGTGATCGACACGCTCTATCCGGTTGGCGCAGTCTACATTTCCACGCTGAGCACGAACCCGGCGACGCTGCTCGGCCGCGGCACATGGTCAGCCTTCGGCGCCGGTCGTGTGCTCGTTGGCGTGGACGGAGGAGACGCCGACTTCGACACCAGTGAAAAGACGGGCGGCGCCAAGACGGTTGCCGCGACGGGTTCCGTGGCTGCTCCGACGTTCACCGGCAACAGCAACACGACGTCATCGGTGAGTGGCGGGACGCCCGCCGGTACAGTCTCGGCGCCAACCTTCACGGGATCGCAAGGCACGACGAGCGCGGTGAGTGGTGGGACGCCAGCGGGCACGATTTCGCAGCCGACGTTCACCGGCAACGCGGTCGCTGCGGCATCGACGACTTCGCCCGCCAAACTGCTGACCGGCAACACCTCGAGCGGCGTCACGCCGGTCACGACGGCAACCGGCACGGTGTCGACGCCGACGTTCACCGGTTCGGCGTTGAGCACGCACACGCACACGCTCACGCCAGCGGGCACGATCTCAGCGCCGACGTTCACGGGCTCGGCGCTCTCAGGTCACACGCATACGGTTACGCCGACGGGCACCAACTCTGCCCCGGCCTTTACCGGCAGCGCGTCGAGCGTCGTCCAGCCGTACATCGCCGTCTATATGTGGAAGCGGACGGCCTGACGATGGTCTACACGCCGCTGAATGCCGGGTCGCTAGACAAGCGCGTCACGCTCCAACTGCCATCGTATACCGACGACGGCGGTGGCGGCTCAGATGCCCTTTGGTCTGACGTTCGGTCGGTTGCCGCCAGCGTGCGCCCTGGCGTTGGTCGTGAGTTCCTCCAAGCGAAGCAGGAACAGCCGGAAATCACTCACCAAGTCACGATCCGCTACCGTGCGGACGTGACTCCGAAGTATCGCATACGCTACACCGTAAACGGCACGGCTCGCACGTTCGCGATTCACGGCGTGCAAGACGTTGAGGAGCGTCACGAACAATTGATGCTCTATTGCTCGGAGATCGTGAAGGTATGAGCAGCGTCAAGTTCTCTGTGTTTGTGGAGGGCGTGGACTCGTTGTCTCGCGCGCTCAAGCTGGCCGACCCGCTCACGCGTTCGCGAGTCGCTGAGGCGATCCGCAAGAACACGAAGCAGGTCACCGCAGAGGCGCGATCGAAGGCCCCGAAACTCACGGGCGAAATGGCGTCGACGATCCGCGACGAATACTCAGAAGACGGCATGGTCGGGATGGTCAAGGTCGGCGAGGGGAAGTTGCCGCGTCGTTCGCAGGCCAAGACGGCCCGGGGGCAAGCAACGCATCGCTCCCGCCGTCGATCGACTGGCAAGGGCGCCTATGCTCCTGTTATCGACCGCGGCGACCCGCGACGGAACCGGAAGGCGCAGCCGTTTCTCTCCGAACCCTTTCAGGCCGACAAGCCGCAAGCGGTCTCAGACATCAATCGCGCGCTCGAGAAGGCCGTCGATGACATCGCGGGGACAACGTGACGGCAACCGCTTCGTGGGCGACGCAGGTCGGAATTGTGGGTGCGCTCCGATCCGCATCGGCTGTCACGAACCTCCTTGCCGCGCAAGCGGACGGCTCGTCCAGTGTTGTCGATGAGGTTCGGGAAAGCCTCGAATATCCCTATCTCGTGGTTGGCGAAGGAAGCGAGCGAGAAGAATTGTTCTTTGGCCAGGGCGGCCACGTCGTCACGGTTGAATTGTACATCTATACGCAAGACGGCTCGACGACGACCGCATCAACCGGATCAGCCGGATATAAGCGCGGACTGGCGATCGCCGATGCTGCGCTCGCGGTCCTTCAGGACGGTTCGTCTCTCTCGGTCACCGGCCATGACGTCGTGATGGTGAACCAGAATGACGATTGGGGAAAGGAACGCCTCGTCGATGGAATCACGCGATGCGTCCGGCCGCTTCTCGAAATCACCCTAGAAGATCAGTCCTAAAACTCAACCGCCCGAAGTGCCATCACACGCCTCGTCGCCTGACGGGGCGTTTCGTTTTCCCCCTCCTCGAGAACTCCAATGTCATCGACCGCTGGCAGAAAGGCGAAAGTCTACTGGTCCGCCGACAATACCGACGACTCATACAACCTGATTGCCGGTATCGATACGGTGACCGGTGGACCGGAGTCGCCGGAAATCAACGATGACGAGTTCGGCGTCGAATACGAACAGTCCATTACGGGCATCATCGGCCTGCCCTTCTCGTTGTCCGGCGGCGCTCGCATCGGGAGCGATTCGACGGGCCAGGACGCCATCGTCGCGGCGCAACTCGCCGGCACATCGCCGAACGGATACATCGCGGTGTTGTTCGACGGCACGTCACCCGGCAACGGCTGGCTGGGCGCGGTGAACATCACGAAGGTCTCGTTCGACACCAAGACCCGCGACAAAACGAACATATCGATCGACGGCAAGACGACGGGCGCCTTCACCTTCGGCGCGATCACGCTGCCGGTCACGTAAGGAGACAGCATGTCCTCCTCAACCGCGGGCCGGAAGTGTCAGGTCTATTGGTCCGCCACGAACGGCGCGAGTTCGTATCACCTCGTCGCCGGCATCGACACAATAAGCGGCGGGCCCGAGTCGCCCGAGATTGCCGACGACGAGTTTGGCGTCGCGTACGAGCAGTCAATCACCGGCATTCGCTCGTTGCCGTTCACGATGAGCGGCGGACGGCGGGTGGGTGACACCAATGGCCAAGACGCCATGATCGAGGCAGAGGTCGAAGCGACGTCCCCGAGTGGATACGTCGCCGTGATCTTCGACAGCTCCGCAGTCACGAAGAAAGGCTGGAAGGGCGCCGTCAACCTGACGAAGATCGCGATCGATACCAAGGTGCGCGACAAAACGAATATCTCGATCGACGGGAAAACGACGGGCACGTTCACGTTCGGCACGATCACTCTCCCGTAGGAACACGCCATGCCTTCGACTGCTGGACGACTCGGCCTCGTGAAGATCGGGGGCACGCCCACGGCCTTTACTGATGAAGCGGTGACCGCACTCACCGCAAACAAGAAATACCAGATCACGAATACCGCGAAACAGGTCTGGTCACCGACGGCCACGATCACCGTGAAAGACGGGGGCGTCGCGGTAGACCCGGTGGCGGACCCGTACGTCATCAACCGCCTAACCGGTGTCGTCACATTCACGGCAACAACGGCGCGCACGGTCACGATCTCGGGGACCTATCTCCCGATGACGACGATCCTGAAATCGAAGTCGATCACATATACGCACGGCAACGAGCTGCTTGATGATACGACGTTCGACTCGGGCGGGTATGACGAGTCGATCCCAGGCATCAAGAGCATCTCGGCATCGCTCGGCCGCAATTGGGAGTCCACGTACAGCGCGCAGTTCAAGGCCGCCATTTTGAACGGCACGGTGCTCGTCATCCAGATTTTCCACGACAGCGGCGCCGCGGCGGATCTTGCGTTCTGGGCGCGCCCGACGAAACAGGCCATCAGCATCGCGACCCGTTCAATCATCGGCGAGGACTTGACCTTCGTCGGCACGTCGGACGCGGACAGCCGCGTCATCTCACTCATCTAACCCCATGTCCCTCAGAGATGCACTACTCGCCTCGAGAGAGGCGAGAACGATCACGGTTACGCCCAGCTTCCTGCCCGAGAACCCCGTCGAGATCGTGATGATGAGCGTCGCGCAGCGGCGCGACCTGCTCAAGGCGGCCAAGAACGACGCGGGGGAAGACGATCCCGCCGCACTGCAGGCCGCCATCGCGATCGCCACGGTGCGCGACCCCGAAACAAAACAGATGTGCTTCAAGTCGTCCGACCGTGACGCGCTGATGCAGTGGCCGGCCGGGGACCTAGACGAGCTCACTGCGCCCGCCATGAAGCTGAACAAGCTCGAGGCGCAGGCCGTGGTAGACGCGGAAAAAAACTCGACGACGACCCCGAGTGCGTGAGCCTGTACCGGCTCGCCGAACGGTTGCACATGACCGTCGGCCGTCTCGGGGTCGAGATGGACTCGGAAGAACTGACCACCTGGCACGCCTACGATATGCGGGAGCGGCGATTGCGCGAGGCGGACGAGCAACTGGTCGAAGCGGCCACGGATGAGGAATAGCTAGTGGCACAGACCACCGCGTCACTCGTCGTCCGCATTGCCGCGGATCTGTCATCGTTCAAGAAGGGCATGAGCGATGCTGAGTCCCAGATGGTCAAGACCGGTGCGCGGCTCCAATCGCTCGGCGAGTCGCTGACCGCGGCCGTCACCCTGCCTTTTGTGGCGCTTGCGGGTGTCACGGCGAAGCTGGCCGCAGACAACGAAGCCTCGATCAAGAAGCTCGAGCACACGTTCGGCACGTCGGCCGCGAACATGGAAGGGTTCATCACGAACCTGATGAAAACCGTCCCCGCGACGAGCGAGGAACTGCGAAACCTCACGTCGAACACGGACGTGTTCTTCCGGTCGATTGGGCTCGGTATCCCGCAAGCGACGTCGATGACGCAAGCGGTGACGAAGCTGGCCGGCGACCTCGCGGCATTCAATCACGTCTCGATTGACGTAGCGCAATCGTCCCTTCAGCAGGCGTTGGCGGGACAGACGCGTGGGCTTCGTGAGTTCGGCATCGCGATCAATGAGACGGATGTCAAGAACCGCGCCTACTCGCTCGGGCTGGCGCAGGTTGGCGATAACCTGTCACACGCAGCGACGGTACAGGCAACGTGGTCGCTCATTCTCGACCGCACGAAACAGCAGCAAGGCGAAGCGGCGCGGACGATCGGCGATAATGCGAACGCCCTAGCACGGCTCAAGCAAGCGTCCGAGGAAGCGGCAGTCGCCTTCGGCAATCTGCTCGCGCCAACGCTCGCGCGAGCGGCCGACGCGCTGACGGGGTTCCTCAAGTCGCTCAACGATCTGCCTTCGGGAACGAAGTCCGCAGTGATTGGCGTTGGTGCGATCGTCGCGGCGATTGGCCCCGCGCTCTTCATCGTTGGCTCGCTGACCGAGAAGATCATCCTGCTAAATAGGGCACTTGCGATTCTCGGCGCCGGTTCAGCTCTCTCCGGTATTGCGAAGATCGTCACGGGCCTCGGCCCCATTCTGGCCCTTCTGAGCGCGCCGATTGCCGCGGTGATCTATGCGTTCGCCAAGCAGGGCGAGGGCGCAAAGCAGACGGCCGCCGACCTCGACCTCTTTACGCAATCGCTGAACAACCTCACCGTTGCTCAGCTCAAACAACAGCAGGCGGCCGACCAGGCATTGCTCGCCAGCATTCGAGCGCAGCAGGCGCGGGTCGCGAGCCAGATCACGAATTTTGATGCAACGAAGTTCGCCCGCCCCGCCGATGCAATGGAGTCGCTGAACGCGCAGAACTCCAACCTTGCCGAGCAGGCGCGCGTCATTCAGACGAACGTCGACGCGATTACGGCGAAGCTCAAGCAGACGGGTGTGGCTGCTGGCGACAGCGGTGGCGAGGGCGTGTCTCTGGCCGACATGCTCAAGCATGCGACCGAACACGCCCAGAATGTCATTGCCGCATTCGACCTGATGAAAGAGAAGTTCGGGCCGATCGCGGGATTCGGCGCCTCGCTGACGGCCGCATTGATCGAAGTGCAGAACGTCCTCGCGAAGATTCCGAACGCGATGGACCCGATGCGGATCAAGCTCGAGCAGATCGCGCAGACCATCAAGAACGACATTCTCGGCTCGCTCTCGCAGCTCGCCAACCTCGCAGCGCCTGGCTCGATTCCGCTCACAAGCGTACAAGCAGCAGCGCCGGGGCTCGGCCCGATTCCTGTGCAGGGGCCTGGCCAGATCACGCAACTCGGCGGCGTGGTCTTCAAGGCGCCAGAGGTGGCGGCGATCCCGCCCGAATTGCAGAACGTGAACGCGACGCTCGCGCGTGTGAAAGACGGCCTTGACGCTGGCCTGCTCGGCATCGCCAACTCGCTGACATTCGCGCTCTCAGGCTTGGCTCAGGCCTTTGTGCATGGACAGGGATCACAGATTGGCGCAAGCATCGGCGCCGCGGGCGGGTCCGCAGCACTCGGGGCGGCTGTTGGAAAGATGGCCGGTTCGGGCATTGGTGCAGCCTTCGGCAACGCGATCGTTCCAGTGATCGGTGGCATCGCCGGCGCGGCACTCGGCGGTCTGATCGGCGGACTGTTCGACCACCACAAGAAATCGGTCGACAACTCAGCCGCCTCACTCGATGCGCTGTCAAAGACTGTCAACGCAGTCACAGCTTCGATCTCGAACATTCCGCAGTTCTTCAAGATCGAATCCTACCGCTACGCCGCTGCGCCCATTCCGATCCCCGGTGTCTCGCCGAGCAATCCGCCGAGCGCACCGGCCGGCGTCGGTGGTACGACAGGCCCCTACAACGCGCCGATCGGCTACGGCAGCAGTGACATCCACGTTCACGGAAATGTGACGATCCAGGCCGCCGACGCGAAAAGCGCGCGCGACCTGTACGAGATGATGAAGCGCGAAGCGTTGAAGGATCGCGGGACGAATAGTGTCTCCGCGTTCGCCTTCCAAGGCGGATTCTAGGCGATGGCCTTCCTCGCACTCAACGGCACGACGATTCCCTGCCTCAGTCCAGGGGCGGACGAGGACGCGGAAGAGTACGCCGCCGATCGCGAGCGGATGTTCGACGGCACGATGCGCCTCATCCGCCGCGGGCTGTTCCGGAAGTGGACCGTCACCACGAGGCTGCTCGCGCCGAGCGACGCGCTCGCGATCCTCGCGCTGATCAACCAGGGCGGCAACCTCGTGGCGACGGGCGACCTCGTCGAATCCACGAGCGGTATCTATGTGATGCCGATTCCTGGCAAGCACACGCCGGTCCAGACCGCATCGGGACTCAAGCGGCGACTGACGTTCGTGCTCGAGGAGAACCCAACGCCGTTCGCGCAGGACCGTTCGGCCGTGGTTCATCTCTTTTTGCGGCGAGGCACGGGCTACCTCAAGGGCGCGTGGACGTACGACAACATCAACCCCGTCGATTACTCCGCTTGCACGCCGGCTAGCGACGGCGACCTTCTTTCGGTGTGGCAAGATCAATCCGGCAACAACTACCATTTCCTCGGCGGTCCCGCCGGCAACCCGGCGTTTTACGATTTTCACATTGCGCCGCAGATTGACGGAAACATGATCCGATTCGGCGTTGGTCAATTGGCTGGCCGCAGCCAGTTTCCCGGAAATACGCTGACGTGGCTAAAAAGAGTCGACGACGGTGGGGCATGGTGGACCGGGCTCACGAAAGGCGAAATCATGGCTGGCATCCGCGCCGTTAACGGGGCGCCCGGCTCGACCGGCCGCAATGCCCCGTGGGACCTGAATGGCATCGGCACGGCGGGGAACTTTGAGTGGCCGCATCCGAACGGCCACGTCCTCGATTCGACAGTGACCGACTCACAGCTCGATTATGGCGATTTCGTTGCCGCCGGAGTCGATTTCGGCTCGCTCAACGTGTGGGACCTGGCCGTCGATCTCACGGCAGTCTCGCCGAACCGGGTCGCGTACGTCAACAACGTCCAACTCTACTCGACGCATCTGACGGGCGACCCCGACTTCAGCAATGGTTCAGAAGCGTGGTTCGGGAGAGGAAAGGACGACGATCAATTCTTCGATGGGTGGCTTCGCGACATCGTCATGTTTGACGCGCCGCTGACCGCATCGCAGCGCCTCTCTTGGTATCGCTATTTGATCGGCCTCGACTCCTCCCCACCGATCTAAGCTCATGACACAACTCTTCGCCAACCGCACGAGCGCAAAGCTCGCGGCCTCGGTCGCGCCCAGCGATACGAGTCTCACGCTGCAGTCGGGGCAAGGTGCCGCGTTCCCGGCGCTCTCGGGCGCAGATTTCTTTATCGGCACGATCCAGAGCGTTGACGGCTCCGCGATTGAAATTGTTGAGGTCACGGCCCGGTCGTCCGACACGCTCACCATTGTGCGGGCGCAAGAAGGCACATCGGCCGGCACGTTCGCAATAGGCGACACGTTCGAGTTGCGGATCACTGCCGGTACGCTCGAGAACTTCATCCAAAGCGATGTGATCGACACCGATGGCGCGCTGGCAGCCAACAGCGACGCCCTCGTCGCTTCGCAGAAGGCTACCAAGACCTACGTCGACAACAACGCTGCCGGTGTGGCGTGGAAGACGGCCGTGCGCGCTCGGACCACCGCGGCGCTCGCGGCGAACACGTATAGCAATGGTTCCTCCGGCGTCGGCGCGACCCTAACGGGTAACTCGAACGGCGCGCTCGCTGCACAGGACGGCGTCACGCTGATTGCGGGCGACCGGCTTCTCGTCGACAACGAGGCGGCCGGCGCGGACAATGGGATCTACTCGCTGACGCAGGTCGGCGACGGCTCGCATCCGTACATTCTGACGCGCGTCACGGACGCCGACCAGAGCGCGGAATTGCTCAAGGCCGCCGTTTTTGTCACGGCCGGCACGGCCTACGCCAATACGCAGTTCGTGTGCAACACGCCGGCGACCATCACCGTCGGCTCGACCGCGATCTCGTTCGTCCAATTCTCGGCGGGTTCGCCGAGTGGCGCGGCGAGCGGCGACCTGTCCGGCAGCTATCCGGGCCCGACGGTCGCCAAGGCGAATGGGAACAGCTTCCCCGCCTCGGTCGCGCTCGGAGATCTGATCTACGGGTCGGCGGCGAGCACGCTGTCCAAACTCGCCGGCAATACGGTGGCGGCGCGGAAGTTTCTCCGCCAAACCGGCACCGGCGCTGTCTCGGCCGCCCCTGCCTGGGACGCGATCGTCGAAAACGATATTGGCGCATCGACCAACGACGCTGGCAATACGAGCACGGCGATCACCATCGACTGGTCTGTGGCACGCGCGCAGAAGGTCACGGCGACCGGCAACTTTTCACTGACGCACTCGAATATGGTGGCAGGGCTCGTCTATACGATCGAGGTTGCCACTGGAGCGGGCTCCTTCACGGCAAGTTTTGCCGGCACGGTCTGGGCTGGCGGAACGGCACCGACGCTGACCACGACGGCGTCAAAGTACGACATATTCACATTCTATAAACGCCTCGACGGGACGATCGTCGGCGCCGTCTTCGGCCAGAACCTCTAGCTGCCGTGCGTCGTACAATGATGGTCTCTGGCGGGCCCGCGTCGCCGGTCGGATCAGGTGGGCCGGTCTCGAGTAGTCCTTTCGGCGCGCATTTCAGCGGTACAGGTCTCCCGCTCACGCTCACCGGCGATCTCCTCGTTACGACCGCGCCGCGTCCCGCTGGTGGAACGATCAGCAAGGTTGTTGTCGTCTCGGGAGACGGCACCGTCGGCAGTGTGTCATTCACGCTCAAGAAATGCGCGCGCGCCGCCTTCCCAGGTTCGCTCGCGGACGTCACGGGCGGACATAACGTCGTGCTGTCGGCCGCCTCCGAAATGCAGGATACGACGCTCTCCGGTTGGTCGCCCTCATTCTCGGCCGATGACGTCTTTCAGGTCGGCCTGCAGACAGTTGATGGCGTCATCAAAGAAGCAACACTGTGGCTCTACGTCTAACAGGGACTTGAATAATGGCTACCCAGACTTCTAGCACGCAAAACTTCTCCATGGGGACCGCCGCCGTCTGGCAAGCGCTATGGGGCGGCGTCTTCGATGCGTTCATCACGGCGCACGGATGGACGTACACGGCGCAGACCGGCGACGGTGACCCGAACACCGGCACGCCGGGATCTGCCGGGACGTATCCCGTCTTTCGCGTGTATTCGACGACCGTGAGCGGTGAGACGTGGTACATGCGTATCGACTACGGCTATACGACCAACGGCCCCTCGCTCAAGGTGCAGTTGGGGAGCGGCGTGAACGGATCGGGCACACTCACCGGGCAGACCTCGACGCTGCAGACATTGGCGTTCACCTCGAATGAATTAACGACCAACAAGTTCTACGCGATCTCCTCGGCCACGGGTCGATTGTCGTTCATGGTTGGAGGAGTCGGGACATCGTCAGGCGGAGCGATGTGGTACTTCGTCATCCATGGCGGCGTTGATGTGACGGGCGCAATGTCCAGCGGCGTCGATTATTTGCACAACAACGCGAACAGCGACCTCACGCAAAACATTCCCGTCTCAGGTACGGTGCCGGGCACTATTGCCACGTTCCCCTGCAACCAAAGTACGCTCGCCTCGAACGTGATCGGCTCGCACACCATGACCTTCCA